CATCAAGGCAATATAATTAAGGCACAAGTAATATGAAAGTATTACGAACATGGCATACATATAAGGAGAAAACATTATGGCATCATTGGCAGAAATAAGAGCTAAACTACAATCAATGGAAAGCAATTCCAAAGGTAGTTCCCCAGCTCAAGGCGACAAAGCAATATACCCCTTTTGGAACATCGATGAAGGAACAAGTACCGTTTTAAGGTTCTTACCTGACTCAGATCCAAACAACACGTTCTTTTGGGTAGAACGACAAATGATAAGACTAACATTTCCAGGAATTGTAGGTGGAGAAGCAAAACCAACCACAGTACAAGTTCCTTGTATGGAAATGTATTCAGGAGAAACATGTCCAGTCTTAACTGAGGTTAGACCTTGGTTTAAAGATCCCTCATTAGAGGACATGGGACGAAAATATTGGAAAAAAAGAAGTTATATCTTCCAAGGATTTGTAAACGAAAATCCACTAAACGAAGAGGCTCCAGAAAATCCAATAAGACGTTTTGTAATTGGACCACAAATATTCAATATAATTAAATCAGCACTCATGGATCCTGACATGGAAAACCTACCAACAGACTATGTTGCAGGTACTGATTTTAGATTAGCAAAAACAACAAAAGGACAGTATGCAGACTATAGTACTTCCAAATGGGCAAGAAAAGAAACTGCTCTAAGTGAAGAACAATTGGCGGCAATTGATACACATGGTTTGTATAACTTGAATGATTTCATTCCTACTAAACCAACACCTGAAGGTGTACAGGCTATAGCAGAAATGTTTGCGGCAAGTGTTGATGGAGAGCTGTATGATCCAGCAAAATGGGGACAGTTTTACAAACCCTATGGACTTGATGTTGGAACACAAACACAGGCAACTGTGGCTCCAGCTCAAACTGTACAAGCAACTGCAACAGAGAGTGTGGCACCTGTAACGGCACCAGCACCAGCAGTAGCAGAAACAACTGCTCCAGTAGTAGAAACTGCACCAGCACCAGCGGCTGAACCAGTAGTAACTGCTCCAGCAGAAGGTGATGCAGGTAAGAAGTCAGCAGATGACATTCTTAATATGATTCGTAACAGACAATCTAGTTAAGGAGATAACATGCAAAAACCTTTTGACTTAACAAAGTTCAGAACTGGACTGACAAAAAGCATAACCGGAATCAGTGCTGGTTTCCATGACCCTAGAGATTGGATTAGTACTGGTAACAAAACACTTGATTATCTAATAAGTGGGGACTTCCAAGGAGGTATCCCACTAGGTAAAGTTAGTGTGTTTGCAGGTGAGTCAGGTTCTGGTAAATCATTTATATGTTCTGGAAACATTGTAAAAAATGCACAAGATAAAGGATGTCAGGTAGTATTATTTGACTCTGAAAATGCATTGGACGAACAATGGCTACAGGCATTAGATGTAGACACTTCTCCAGAAAAATTACTGAGAGTAAGTGTTTCAATGATTGATGACGTTGCCAAAGCAATATCTGAATTTATGAAAGACTATAAAGCAAATTATGGCGATCTGGAATATGATGAAATGCCAAAACTTGTTTTTGTTGTAGATAGTTTAGGAATGCTTTTAACTCCTACAGACGTTGATCAATTCAACAAAGGTGATATGAAAGGCGATATGGGTCGTAAACCAAAGGCATTAGCCTCCTTGGTTAGAAATACGGTAAACCAGATCGCCCCTTTCCCTATTGCCTTAGTGGCAACAAATCATACTTATGCATCACAAGACATGTTTGACCCTGACGATAAAATATCAGGCGGACAAGGTTTTATATATGCAAGTAGTATTGTAGTTGCAATTAAAAAACTAAAACTAAAAGAAGATGCTGACGGAAACAAAGTTTCTTCTGTGCAAGGCATTAGAGCGGCCTGTAAAGTTATGAAATCTAGATATAGTAAACCTTTTGAAGGTGTACAAATTAAGATTCCATATGAAACTGGAATGGACCCATATAGTGGTATGTTAGAAATGTTAGAATCCAAAGGCATTGTGGAAAAAGTCGGAAATAAACTGTCTTACATATCTCCTATAACAGGTGAAGAAATAAAAGAGTTCAGAAAACAATGGACTAATGAAAGACTTCAACTAATTATAGACGAATGGGGACAAAATCCTAAAGCACAACAAGAAGTTGAGGATATTGACCCTGACGTATTAGAACCAGAAATGGAGGATTACACAGATGAGTCCTGAAGTAGCATTACTTTTAGATGTCTGGGACACGATCAAATCGCAGATTCCAGCAAAAGAAAGACTTCATGTAGCAGAAGACCTTGTTAGAACATTTGAAGACAATGTCAGTATTTCAGAAGCAGAAGATCATCTCAATGAGTTTGATACTGTTATGAAAGCGGCTATAGTAAGTCATTTTGATATCGGCCTTGAAGAGGACGATGAGGAGTGGGAATATTAATGGCAACCCATTATAATAAAATTGTTGACGATCTAGGTAATATTGTAGATGCTATTGCATACTATGAGAAAGAACTAGAAGATGCAAGATGGGAAGTCAGAATAAAAGGGAGTTTGGAGAAAGCCTCCTCCTCCCTTCCCGGTCTGACAGAGTTTCGCTTCAATCAACTCCAAGAGATTGAAGCAATACTCGAACATTTAAATATAGAACTTCGCAAAGAACGTTCTAAAATATTTCGTAAATACCTAGAAAACTATAATAGAACTTTAAGTAGCCGAGACGCAGATAAATTTGTTGACGGTGAACAAAGTGTTATAGATTTATCTCACTTAGTTAATCAATTCAGTCTTTTAAGAAATAAATACTTGGGCATAATGAAAGGTCTTGATACAAAACAATGGCAAATTGGACACATTACAAGACTTAGAACTGCAGGTATGGAAGATATAGTAATTGATTAATGATTAAAACATTTGAATACGATTTACTACAATGCGAGGAAAGAACCTGGCATGATTGGGAAAATTTTACAGAAACAATAACAAAAAATTTCCAAAATTTTAGACTTCAAAATCCTGACGAACAAGTAAAAATAAAATTTAATTATACTTGTGAAGGAACTGTTATACTTATAGATAACAAAATTTTTTATCAAAGGTTACACGAGTTTGGTAAAAAGTATAATGTAAAACTTTCTAACATTACCTTTAGAGGTAGTAACGAAAAGATACAGCAAAGTTATGATAAGTGGCACGAACTTTACTCAGACACACCAGACAAAATAAATGTAGAGAGCGAATGTTTTGGATTATTTTTGTATAGAAAAAATAGTGGATATCATAAACATTTAATTTATACAAAAGAAGCACCTGAAGGAATAAGAAGTAAAAAATATAATTGTTTAAATGGAAACATGTTACCGCATAGGCTAATGTTTATGCTATCTATGTTTAAAGAAAATTTAGTTGATACAGAAAATACATTAACTAGTTTCCATGCATTTCCTGAATTGTTAAATCCTAGTCCAACAGATCCTGTACTAAAACATCAAAAATGGGTAGACTTACTAACAAATGATATAAGAAACCAATTACCATTACAATTTGATATTACAGGTGACTGGCAACAAATATATGACAAAGTATTTGAACCTTATCCAGCAGTTAATAATTTAGACTGGAACAAAGTAGGTGATTTTAGAAACATTTATGAAAGCACATACTTTACAATTACAACAGAAGGTTCAGAATGCCAATCATTATGTGACTATCATTGGGAAGATGAAATAAATGATTACTTTAAAAGTTTTCATACAGAAATGTTTATCACAGAAAAAACTACCAGACCCATACTAAATTTACATCCACAAATTATTTACGGTGCAACAGGCACAATAGAACATTTAAAAAGTTTAGGATATAAAACTTTTAGTGATTATTGGAGCGAAGATTATGACAATGTTGATGGAGAGCATAAACTAGAAGCAATAATGAATGTTATAAAACAAATGTCTGCAAAGTCATTAGAAGAGTTACACGAAATGTATTGGGATATGATGCCAATTCTTCAGCATAATCAAGCAGTTCTGCTTGATACATCTATATAAAAAACACTTGACAAATCACAGTTTTTTGCTATACTAGTATAGTAAGGAGTTAAAAAATATGTCATTAATATTACCAGGAATAGCAATTATAGGAATCATTTTATGGACTATAAATGGTATTTTTAAAGAAATTTTCGGAAATGCAGATAGTTTTATTGGCAACTTAATATGTTTTATACTGTTTTGTTGGATAGTAAAGTCTACTTTTGTTTGGTTATTTCTTTAAAAGGTATTGACAATACAGTATTTTTTGCTATAATATACTTATATTTAACTAAAGCCGTGGGAGGCATATATGAAAAATAAAAGAGACTTTGTTAAGATCAGGAATGGCATACATAGAAGTAAGCCAGTCACAGACGCAGTATTCCCTTTACTCAAAGGGGTAACATTTGGTAAACGTGGAGCATTTGTAACAGTTGATGCAACTGCTTTAATGGGAGCCGAGTTCACAAAAATCAGAGTACTAGTTGATTCACCAAGTGAAGTTGTTCCAGCAACTGAGCAAGAGTATAACAACTTTATACCTGAAAACATGAAGCCTAAAGAGAAAAAGGAAACACCTAAACAAGCAATGGATAGAATTGCAGAAAGGTTTAATATCCTTGACGAGATGACTGACGCAGTTGCTAACGGTGTTGTTAGAGGACTAATTGTAAGTGGTCCTCCAGGAGTAGGTAAAAGTTTTGGTGTTGAGACTATACTTGAAGAGTATGACGCAATGGCAAAAATTGGTGGAGCAGTAAAAACAGAAATTGTTAAAGGCTCAATGACACCGATTGGTTTATATCAAACACTATTTAATAATAGTGCGGCAGGTGACATACTTGTATTTGATGACTGTGATAGTGTACTATTTGATGAAGTTTGTCTTAATATGCTTAAAGCAGTTTTAGACTCAGGTAAGAAAAGAACTATTAGTTGGAAAGCAGAATCTTCCGCACTAAGAAGAGAAGGAATACCTGACAGGTTTGACTTTAAAGGTGGAGTTATCTTTATTACTAATGTAAACTTTGAAAATGTCAGGAGTAAAAAGATACAGGATCATTTAGCCGCTCTTATGTCAAGATGTCACTACATTGATTTAGGAATGGATTCTATAGACGATAAGTTTATTAGAATTAACCAAATCATTAGAGATGGTATGCTTAAAGAGTATGGCTTTAGCAAGGAGTTTGAAAAGGAAATCGTTGACTTTATGCATGATAACGCAAAGAGGCTCAGAGAAATATCATTAAGAATGGTTCTTAAGATAGCCGATCTTGCAAAAATGAACTTTGATAACTGGAAGGGGTTAGCAAGGTCAACATGTATGACTAGGTTCGATATCTATTCATAAAATCAAGAGCCCTTAATAAATATTTTTAAGGGTTCCCCCTAGTGTTCAGAACCCTCCCACTTTGGACAC